ATCTGGAATTAAGTTCAGATTTATTCCAGGGCCGCGCGAATCTAATCGTAAGTAATAGCTTAACAATTCTATGTCGGGCACTGCGGCCCACCTCTACACTCTCTCCATAGAACTCTGGTCAGTATGAGTGTGTAAGAGGTAGTGCTACCAGACATGACATTATTTTAGTAGCTTCTTTTACCATCTGTATATGTGAAACAATCCGCGTTGCTTTTTTTATTTTCAGTTGTCTCTGCTTTGCTTATACTATGTCAGTACTTTTGCTCTTCGATGTGCGTATATGGTAGGGAGGTGGTTGATTGGTGTGGTAAGCCTTTGTTGTATGCTTTTACTTATAAACTCCTAAAAGTCATTTTTGCCTTTTTTACAAAACTTTATTTTCAAAATCCCTTTTTCTATTTTAGACTTTTTTTTACTATTTTTTTCTGACCTTTTTTTCTAACCGGTATGACTTTTCTATTTTATTTTTACTCTAGATTGAATACTTATATATTCTTTTTATTCTATAGAAAATAAAAAAAATAAAAAGAAAAGAAAGAGTATAGTAGTAACTATCTTATAGTCCCTTATTATTGTTATTATTATTATTATTATTATTATTTTTTATTAGAGAGAGAGAAGACAGTAGAGAGAGAGAAGAGATAGAATTAGGGGTAAGGGGGTAAAAAACAAAGAATTTCAAAAAGTCTCCTAGAATTTCTCTAGGAAAACTTTCCAAAAATAGTAAACACCCCTACCCCAAACCCCCTCGAAGAAAGGGAAGTGTTTTAAAGTTTATTTCTAATTATATAATAATGACAAGAGTAATCAAAATAATAGACCAAGTGAAAGTAGAAGACCTCAACGACTTACCCGACACACTGGAAGTATTATACTTACCATTCTTGGCAGTAGAAGACTCTTATAATTTTAACTTTCCGCCTATGCTAAACAGACTATATATCGGAGTACACCCGTCTAAAGTATACCAACATATAAAAGTACCGTATATGTGCAAGGTAATCCATCCAGATTATACCAACCCAGATTACTATAACGAATTCAGTCGTATAGACAAACTGTTCAAAGAAGAATACAGACACTATTCTACAGACGATGTTTTGTTCATAAAAAAAGAGAATCTTAAAAGACTTCAAAAATAATTTCTCTCTCTTATATAATAATGAGTCAACAAGCGTTAACTAACATCAGAATACAGAACGAATTATCTTATCTTCAGACACTGTGTCTGAATCCACTATTACCTTCTGGTCCAATCGGACCACAAGGACCACAAGGACCACAAGGACCACAAGGAATACAGGGTACCAAAGGAGATACGGGAAACACCGGAGCCACAGGAGCAACGGGCGCAACAGGAGCAACAGGACCCACTGGAGATACAGGAGCATCTGCTTTTACTATGAGTTTATTTGGAGGTGTTACCCTCTATAATAACGATGCTAATAGTTTCTTGTTCGATGCTCCTCTCGCAACATCTCCGTCTCAGTATATCGTCAGTAATCAAGCTTACCAAAATATAAATACCGGATGTGCCTATTACGAACACGGTAATGTTTTAAACTTTGGGATTAGAAGCAATCCGGTTCCAACAGACCCAAATAATCCACAATTATCGTGTGATTGGCTAATGGCGGTTGATTACCCAACCGGAGAAATATATTTGTATAATAACAATACTTATGTTGTAGCTGCCCCAGTAATAAATCAACCAAATAGTTTTGGAATAGCCGTCGAGAATGGTACTATAGATTTCTATTTGAATGGTGTTATCATTCCATCATTCACTCAAACAGTTTCTGCCGCTACTGTCTGGTACGGCTTCTGTAATACTGTTAATAGAACCAGTACCCCAATCAATTACATAACTGATTATATTTTTGGTCCGTCTGGTGGTGTAGGTCCTCAAGGTCCCCAAGGTCCTCAGGGTACCCAAGGTATTCAAGGTATTCAGGGTATCAAAGGAGACATTGGTGCTACTGGTGCTACTGGTGCTACCGGTGCTACTGGTGCCGATGGTGCTAATGGACTTGGTAGTTTTACAATGTCAAACGCAACAGCTTTAACTTTTAGTTCAAATAATGTTATAACATGTGCTGGCACTGGCTATAATTCATATGGAACAACTGACCAAATATATACTGGTAGTTCAATCATCACTGCCCAAACATTCGAAAATAATAGTACCGACCAATTCTATGTTGGTTTCTCATCAGGGGTTCAGTATAGTCCTCCCGGTAATCAGTACGGACCAGGAATACGTTATGTTGATTATGGTATCTTTTCTGAAAGTGTATTGAGTCCTAATACAATAGTATATACAATTGTAAACGGTGTTGTCGGTAGCCCAGTATTTTCAGAAGGTAAAGGGACTAAACCAAAATATGTATTGTCTTATTCGGGAACGTCTATACAACTGTGGATTAACGGAGTACTGACCACAACACCCGATTTTGATGTAGTACCAGCCGGTAGGGTTTATGCCGGACAAGTAGGTGGATTTGCTGGTGCCCAGATACACGGATATACTTACAGTTTTGCTGCTCCTCCTACTGCTTCAACCGGTGGTAATCCTTTCGATGTATTACTTGTTGCAAATGCTGGTCTAGAATTAAATAATAATCTTCCTATCACGTTTGTAGGTCCATCCGATTCACTCGTCATGAACCTAGTCAGTCATACAGGTTCTATTACTATGACTGACGACGGACTTGATTCCACGGCATCTCTTGTTTTCACAGGTAATAATATTTCAACAAGTATTTTTGATGGAGCAACACAGGGTAATTTAACTGCTTTGTCTGTTGGTCCTGCTACTGTAGATGTAACTGGTGCTCTGGCTGTTGATGGTAACATTACATGTACCAACCTACAGTCTGCATATCAAGTAGCTGCTATACCAACAGGTGATATATCATTATTATTATTGGGTGGCGCTAACAACACGTCATATCAACTCAGCCATTACGCACCAGTTGCATATCCAACTGTAAGTGAGTTCAACTTACAATATTACTCATCCAATCCGGTACAGACTTATATGACTCTTGAACCAGACGGTACTGTTAAATTAGGTAATAATTCTACAAACCCAGGTGTTTATATTCAAGGTGTTAATACTGCCAACCCTCCAGTCCAAGTATTAGGAAGAGTGTACGATACTGTCTATAACAAACCAAATATGTCAGTGATTGGTAGCACATCGTATAGTAATACATTCACGACTTATCAGATAACACCAACAGCCCCCACAACCCTGTGTCAGATTGCTACAACCTTGGGTGGTGCGACCGAAGTAGTTGTCGATTTAAATTATTTAGTACTGGATGGTGTAAGTGCTGGTGTACCAGCCGCGTTTGCATGTGCTTTATACTTATCGACGTCTCCTACAGAAATATATAATGAGACTACTCAAACAAATTTTACTATTAACTCACCAGGATTGAGTTTTGGAGGTGTATTTACTTTTGCATCGCGTTCTACTATAACATTAAAATATTATTCTACATCGACGAGTGCCGAAACTGTGTATCTAATGGCACAACTATTCCCATTCAATCAGGCAGCATTGCAAATTAATATAACCACGTTTTATATGTCAGCCCTTGTCAAGGCAAGTATTTCCGGAAACTCTATTGCCATGGTAAGCGCATTATAATTTTAAAAAAAGAAAAAGTTAAAAAAGAAAATATAACCAGTTTATACTGGCCATATTTTTTTAATATTATTTTATTGAACTGAAAGTGTAGCGACTTTGGTCGTACCCTGAGAACCACTAATTCCAGTGGCTGTTAAAGCCAACGGATTAGATGTTGATATATTAGCACCATAAATAATAATAGTAGTAGGGAATGATAATGATGTAGCATACACCGCCATTTGTGATGATGCCAAACCCGATAAAGAGAATGTATTACTTAATAGAACTAATGAACCGGTAGAATCCAAAAATACACCCGCCGCAGTATCAGAATTTCTTTTGGCTCCTGTGTCAGAATATACAAATGCATTTTGACCTAATGTAATTCTTTGTGATGAGTTGTGATTAAATATAGCTACTGCTACATTCGTCCCGATTGAAGCTGATGTCAAAATATTTTGTACGAAGACATCGATTTTACAATCCACGGAAAGTTTAAATACCATTTGAGATGCACCTTTAGCCGTCATTTGATTTTGAGTAAAAGAAACCATACCAAGTCCAGCACACTGGACTAAAGGGTCGGTAGCTACTAAACTTTCATTTGAAATCACACAATTAGAAACAAAACCTCTATAGTCATATACGGGATGGATATATAAAACCCTATCATTCGCGTATAGATGGCAATTTGTAATTATTACCCTGTGTGGGAAATTGCCCACTGTTGAATCTTCTATTAAACCATTAATTAAAAAGCCCGATAGTGTGATATTGTTGTTGTGAAGGTCGGAATTACCAGATGCCAGATTAATAGTTACAGTCCCCGATATAGAAGAACCAACATCCGGATGAGTTCCAACTCCCCCGCCCACGATACTAATTCTTGATTTAGAAAATACTAAATTTTCTGTGTATGTCCCAGATGCTACATGAACGACTCTTGGCACTCCGTCTGTTTGAAGTTCGCATATAAATATTGCCCTGCCAATTGTTAGCCATGGGTCTGTTTGGCTACCTGTTCCACTACTATCACTCCCGCCTTTTGCGACAAAGTAATCATATGTTGGTCTTACAGTCGCCGTTACTGATTTAGAATTAACACTAAGAGAACCACATGACATGGAATTCACATTTCTAATATCAAAATTATCTGCATCTAAAACACACCCTAATTTAACTGTTGGGTCTTGTCCATTATTACTAAGTAAAGGTGTTATTACTTTTGTAATTGCATGGATAAAATCACCTCTAAGTGTCGATGCGTTATAAATCATATTTGTATTCATATTTATATTAGTAGATGCACTATTACCAGCGGTTAAAACATCTGAAAGTGTTGGTGTTGCCGATGGGGCTATTGGTGGATTTAAGGTTGTATAATTCAGTTGATTACAGGTTATATCACCAGTCGCATTAACTGAATCACAATTAATATCAGTAATATTTGTTATACCCATTGTTTCAAAATCTATTTTCCCGCTAGGGGTCATCGAAACTATTCCTGTATATACTCCATTTTTAAACCCAACGCTTGGAGTATTTTGAATAGCATAGTCAGACATATCTAAAATACTTGTTGCAGTTCCCACCCATCCACCACCACTTACTGGAGGGTCAAGTGCGGTATATTTTAGTGTCCCAACTTGTAAATCAGCAAATCCTGTTGATGTTCCTAATGTAATTAAATTATTAACATCATTTTGAATTGTAATATCTGAACCAGTTGAAACTTTGTGTAAAATAAGCCCATCAGAAGTCCATTTCGTATTTAAATCTAATCCGGATGCATTGGCTACGATATTATGATATCCAGACCCTGTGTTATTAAGAACATTAAAATATGTCCCCTGACTTGTAAGAGAACTCAATGTACTATTAACATACGCATTCTCAACTTTTAAATTGGCAAATCCCGTTGCTGTTCCTAATGTAACTAAATTATTAACATCGTTTTGAATTGTTATATCTGAACCAGTTGAAACTTTATGTAAAATGAGACCGTCAGAAGTCCATTTAGTATTTAAATCTATTCCTGCTACATTGGCTGTCATAACATGATAACCAGAACCAGCATTATTGAGAATATTAAAATTTCTTGACTGATTTGTATTAGTCCCTAATGTATTGTTTATAAAGGCATTCTCAATATTAACCATTGATAAATTACCACCGTCATTACCAGTTGCTAGAACTTGAGCCAGTGTTTGAGATGAACCTGGTGCAATTGGTGGGTCTAAAGTTGTATATTTTAAAGTAGTGCATTCAATTGAACCATCAATGACCATATTGGCACCTGCTAAACCTGTATATATTCCCGCATCTTCTTGTAATGCTGTAATTTTTAAAACATCTACTTCGGCACTTGCATAAGTTCCGGCAGCGAGCGCGGTTTGAGCTAATGTGTTAAGAGCCGCGGTTGCGATTAAACCGGTTGTGTCCATCAAAGGACTTAAAAGACTTGGATAAGCTGACATATTATAATAAGATAAGAAAAAAGTTTATAACTTTTTTTTCTGTTCTTTCTATAATATGTCACATATAACAGGCAACGGTACTACACATGTTTACTATAACATCTCCATCACAAATGACGATACTACTGGTAAAAATAAACCACCTAACATCGAGTTCAACGAGACTCGTACACAACCCTTCTTGGATAATCCGTCAGAATATTTTATGTCTGTTGTAAGATTTTCTCTTGATACAGCACCTGGTCTACCTCTGTTTATTCCACAAGCAGAAATCGGAGGAAACGGTACGGACCTAATATACACTCTTACTTATTCATACTCTCCAGATAACGGTGTAACAAATTATGATTTTCAACAGAAATTTGTATTTGTTCAACAAGAAGTAGAATTGGTTTCACCAACAGCACCAATCACCTTTCAAAATTTGTCAAGTCCTTATTACTGGCTGACGTCATACCAATGGTGGAATTTTGAAATATTTAACGTTGCTCTTTCTAACGGATGGGCTGCGTTCAAAGCTGCCTATCCCACACAACTTCCTGCAGCCGTATACACAGCAACTACACCATATTCTCAATGGGATACAGGAAGCTGTACAAGTACTCTTGTAACAGACCAAACCTGTTTTGACCAGAGTTCTACAGGACAAGGAGCGCTTGCTGTTAAGCTGTTCTTTAACACACCTCTGTTCTCTCTGTATCCTAGTTTTCCCAGTGAATGTTTTGGATGGACTAACGTCGAAAATGGTAAAAATTATATGATACCAATTAAAAATGTAGGATATAACGTATCTACAAATTTTGTAACACAAGTAGAGTCTATTTTTACATTTCAAGAGTATACTACCACCCCTCTATGGAATCCTGTACAATCTCTTGTTTTCACTACGGCTTTACTTCCTGTTGTACCAGAACTTACCGCGGCACCAATTCGTTATGGAGATAGTGGTAGTTTTATATCATCTGGTAATAACGCCAACTTAACCAATGTGTTAACAGACTTCGAAGTAGCGTTGACAAAAGGTAACGAGTATTTACCGATGGTTAACTACGTACCTTCTAGCGAGTATAGGCTGATTGACTTATTTGGAACATCGCCTGTCAATAGTATTAACGTAAATATTTTCTGGAGAAATAGATTTGGAACACTTATTCCGGTAACCCTATCATCGGGAGGTTCTGCTAATATTAAGATAATGTTTAGAAGGAAAGACTTCAACAATCTTACAGTTGGATATTAGAATCCTTAAGAAAAAGAAAAAAAGAAAAGAAAAGAAAAATAAGACAAGTTATCAACTTGCCATATTTTTTTTTGTTTAACCCGCGATTCCAAATGGAACCCAAAAGGTGAAAGTGATTATTTGTATCTACCATATAGCGCTCCACCCGAACCACCACCACCAGATGGTCCACCGCCACATGGTCCACCAGCAGACATACCCATACCCATTTTACCTTTGATATATTTTTCAATATGAGGTGCTACGATAGGTGCAAGTGCTTTTGCAATAGGTGCTAGTTTTTGTACACCAGATTTAATCTTATCCATAAATCCTCCGCCCACTAAGCGTTCCACATCGGAGTGAGTGTATGCTTGTTGGTCAGATGCCTCTAACACATCGGCTCTGGTCAGAATACCAGTATACGTCGATGATGTTCCTCGTTCACAACAAAAAACTCCGCTGTTCATCGTGACAAGCACGAGTTCTAAGTCACCTGTTCCTGCGAAGTCTTGTGCTTGGTAATTATCAACCCAAACAGACATCTGGATATTGAAGTTACCAAGAGAACCGGGTGCGAAGAAGTCTTCAACGAGTTGAATATCTTTGCCAAATTCTAGGATGAGAACTCCACCAACAGTTGGTACAGTTTTAAAACCAGTGGGTGCTGTGGACAGAGGAACAACGGGCGCGAGTCCAGTAGTAGCATTGGTTACATAAGGACCAGATGCAAGACCAACCCATTCTTGCCAACATTGTTGAGAACCATTATCTTTTGACATTCGGTATAGGTCTTCACATTGTGCGCTTGCCAGAATACCAGAGTTATTGTTAAAGTTAATGTTAATCTTTCTAATGGGTAAAAAGGATTCAGAATCACCCCATTTTTGAGTTCCCATAGACTTACGTACCATCACTACCAGTTTATCAGGGATTTGATTGAGTTGAAGTGTTTGTGATGTGAGTTGAGTACCTCCTGTAACAGTGAAAGGAATAATACTATTGGTACCAGTAACCACGGGTACAGTTTTAGCAACAGCGGTTAAGTTGGTAGTAATGTACCTAGGGAGTTCATAGAAAGGAACGATGTTTCGTGCAGGCATCAGGTCACTGGGATGAGGAGTTAAGAAAGTCATCAGAAGACGAGTGTTTCCGAACATATTACTATTTGCTGTACCAAGTGCATTACCAGGATTGATAGCAGTAATAATAGGAAGACTATATGATGCGTCTCCGGGAACCACAAGACCAGCGGGACTCGCGAATTTCTTGGTAACATCATATGTGAGAGGGGTAGCAGCAGTATCTGAACCAACAACAGCGTCCATACCACTCAGACCTCGGAACACACGAGTTAAGTCTCCAATGTTGAGTACGATGTTCATATTCTGAATACCGTAGAACGCTTGTCCGTTGGATTTAGGATGAGAGTACAGGAAGGGTGATAACATAATGGGTTCTGAGATGTGGAAAGTGAAGTCTTCTGTGCACACAAGACCGGCAACATTCCTGGCATATTTGGTAAGGGCAATGCTTCCTCGTCCGTTGATATCAGAATCGGGTCCGATACCAAAACCAGAAAGAGAGTTTAAGTTGGAAGTATACGCATCGGAATAAGAGTAGAAAGCATCCTGTTGAGAAGGAGTAGTACCGTTATAGCATTGGAGTTCTTCTTTGTTAATAACTCGCATGATGAAGGGGAGTACATCACGAATGTTAATAGACACAGTGTTGTTGTTGATGGTTGCAGAAGCAACAGTCATCAGTTGGTGGAGAGGGAATGGTGCAAGTGCCGCTGTGCTACCATAACCACATCCTGATGCGGTATAGGCAGCCCTAGCGAGAACATTGGGCGCGGCCGCTGTGGCGGAAATCTGTTGAGATACAACAGAAATAGACAGGTCGGTTTGAAGAAGAATTCTTCGGTCAATCAGAGTTTGTTCTGATGGTACTTGGATGTTAAAAACAATTTGAGAATTTGAGCTTGTAATAGCAGAGTATTGTGCCGCGGTCACGTTTTGACCACCTTTAATAACTGCATATTTGATAGAATCTACGACATCAAGTCGGTCATCTTTTACTAATACTTTGGCGAAGTCAGCTGACATTATTATAACAAGATTAGAAAATTATTTTTGTATTTTACATTTTATGCCGAGATTCTCTCCTTACCCGGAGAACTCACCCTGTGAGATTCCCGGGCCGCGGCCAAGGAAAGCTAAAGCTTTCTCTTGGTTAGGTTCTTTTTCTCGTCGAGTTCACTATCATCCGAGTCATCGTCTGGGTTGAGAGAAAACAGAAGGCGTTCTGTCATAATTGCCATTGGAAAGTTTTTGAAGACAGTAGCCCATCTTGTGTTTAACTTTCTAATCTTTTTTAAAGTAGAAAGGTCTAATCCAAGATAGTCTTGTAGTAGTCTTTTCATTTGTCCTGCACTACCTGCTTGTGGAAAGTATGTTACGCTGTGAGACTCGTTGATAATCCTTCTGGTATCCTTCCCACCTGTTGGTAAGTGGTTAGTTACAATACAAGATATCTTATGATGCCTTCCTACTTCTAAAATTTGATTAAGAATTTTATACACGGCTTCTCGATGGTCTTTGTTAGAGATAACATCAACGTCGTCAAATATTACAAGTGCATTTTTGAACTCTTCGACGTCGATAGGATTGGCCACCAGACTATCGTCTATAATCATTCTTTTTGTTTTTATTTTATCAAGAGTATCATCTTCTGCTAGGGCAGAAAACAAAAATATATCTGCTTTCTTTTTCTTTTTCTTAAACTGTTGACAATATTTTAAAGTATATGTACTCTTACCACTTCCTGAAGGACCGGTGATATACAAGATTTCTCTCTCAGATTTTGGGTTAGGTATTTGTTGGAACTTACCATCTTTAAGAGGAATATGTGGATAAGATTTTGTAGGGGTCTCCTCGCCTGCTATTGCAATACTTACTTCTTTTTTGTCAAGCTTTCCTCCTTCTATTAATGCTAGTAGCTTTCCTGTGTGTTCAAAGTTGAAACTCATTATTATATAACAATAGAAAATTTCTACAAGAACCCGGCGCGTAGTGGAAGTTGAAAACTTCTCTCTACAAGAACCACAGGTCTTTATCTGGACTATTTGTTATTACTAATCCTTTCTTACCACCAACTGGTTTGGGAGGAGGTTCGACGTCGGATTCGGATTCGGATTCTGTATTAGAATCAGATTCAGAGTCCTTGACTTCTACTTTAACATTTTTAAACTTAGATGGTTTTAAATGTTTGGTAGTATATCTAACAAGAGATGGTTCGTCTGGAAAGTTACCAAAGTCTCCACTACCTTTGAGAGTGCGACTGCCTTCTACGAGTCTAATAAGTCGGTTCGCTTCTTCTCTTGATATTAACCCCATACTTTCTCTTGACATAATTCTGCGACTATACTTGTCTTTTTCGGCTGCTGTTAGACCATGCATTTGTGATATTTTTTTAACATCGTCTTCAAATGTTTTAGCCCATTCACTTGGTCTGCTTGGTTTAGCCGGACCAAAGCGAGAAGCTTTAGCTTCTGATTCTCTTGAAGAAGAGTATTCGCTTCTACCATATGGTTCATCCTTGGACTCTCGCTCAACCTCTGGTTCTTTTGACTCACCTGCTCTAAGAATCTTACGATTTTTTGGAGTCAGTTTAGATAAAATCTGTTGAAGTTGTTTATCTTCTACACCTCCTGGTTTTCGTTTTTGTATATCTTTTTTATAAATGTCTGACAACGGTACTTCGTCTATAAAACCAGCGGGGTCCATTACGTCTGTTGTCATTCTCGTCTTTACACCAGATGATAAGAATTTAGAAAGTTTTTCTCTCTCTGACGTGTACCAGTCACGAAGTCTGTTTATTGCAGCCTCTTCTGTCTTATTGGATGGTATCATCATGTCTACATCTCTAATACGAATATCGTAATCGGCAATCTTATTTAGCATAAGAGATTTTGTATCTTGTGAATATGTGGGTTTGGTTTCTTTTCGTCTACCCAATACGACTCCTCTTAACTTGTCCGACTCTGTATCACGTTGTTCTTTATAGTGTTGTTTTAACTTTTTTGAACGCGCCTTCTCTTGTAACAGACGTTTGTGTTCTGCGTCAGAATGTGGTCTCTCGAGTTCTACTTTTAACATATCAAACCTATTTTTTTCTTCGAGAAATTTCGCGTCATATTCGTCAGCTAGCTCTCTTGTCTTATATTGTAAATCTTGAATAGGGTCAGATGCACCGCGTGTATCGAAAGACTCGTTAACAATATTGGATGGTAATTTTATTATATTGTCTCTGTCTTGTACAGCCCTTAGAAGCATTTCAATAGGATTATATATCTTATAATAGTCGTGTGTGACTGGTTTAAGTAATACAACTTTTTGTAATAAGTCTTTCAATGGGTCAACGAGACTTGATATGCTATCCTTGAGTGCAGACTCTTGTGCTTCGCTATATCTATTTTGTTGCATTTTGGTAAGATAATAATCTGCTAAATTATTCCAATCTCTGATAAGTTTTGTTAAAAAAGAAAACATTCTATCGAAGTTATCTGCACCACTTTTTTGTCTAGCCAAGTTAGACTGTTCAATAGCTTGTGTGTATCTTCCGGGTTCGCCTTCTTCTTCTTCATATGCTTGTCCAATTGTACCAACAAGTGTTGCACTTGGTGTGTAGTGTATACTTTGTGTAATGTTTTGTATATCATATTGAATCGCTGTGACGCGTTGTTTTATCTCTGCTTCAACAATCAAGTCTTTCTCTCTTGGTTGTGCTTCTTGAAGACCACTATAATAAACATGTTTTTTTTCTCTTTCAAAAACATCTCTGTTTATGTTGTCGTGGTATCCGAGAATTTCATCTATTTGTTTTTGACGTAAACTCATTATAACAAGAAAAGAAAAATATTTTTCTTTTCTTGATATTTTTCTTAGGAATGTGTTCTCGGGACTAGTTAGTGCCCGAAGGGTTAATACAAGCCTTCTGCTTTAACGGCCTTACTTGCTTCAATCATACTACATCCTCTGTCTGCCATAACTTTCTTTACAATCTCTGCTCTAGGATTGGCTCGTTTCACTTTACCAAGTCCGCTGAGAGTAGAACTAGGTAGTTGTGCTTTTTCTGTCATAGGAGACACTTCCTTTTTAGCTGTAGATTTTACAGTACGCTTGGTAGTAGTAGGAAGTAATGGGTCACCAGATTCATCTGTTGTGTGTGCTCCACCAATAGCTTTCCATCCTTTTGCCCGTGTGGCTGCTCGTTTTTTGCGTGCAGAACGTTCGTTAATATCTCCTGCAATATCTGCACCGACCCAAGAAGGTGCTTTCTTGGCAGGTGTCATAAGTTCTTTTACGAAGTCAATCACATCTCCAACCACACCACCTCCTGATTTAGCAGCAGCATATTTGTCACCATTTGCTTTTCTTGCTGCTTTTCTTGCAACGGGTTCGTCGTTGAAAGTACTCCCTCCTGACTTTTTGGACTTTCTTGGTTTGACCCCATCTGTGTGAGGACCTTCTCCATTGTCCATATGTGTTCCAGATGCAAAACCATTACCTCCTGATTTCCTTGGTCTACCTCTTCGAAGAGGAGAGGATGTCTTGTCTTTACTTCCTCCAACTGTTAAGTGTTTCGCTTCTTCGGCCGATTCTGCTTCAAGAGGACTGTTTGGGTCTTTTATAGCAGATGCTCGTACCGCGGTCGCTGCTGGCATAACAGGTGCTCTGACTGACATATTGGTTGTCAGTCCAAGAGTTCCAAAGTTTTTCAGAGTTCTTTTTGCTCTTGGTTTTCTTACAGGTTTATCTTGTAATCCAAGAATAGCACCTCCGTATCCAACCGGGTCTTGTTCGTGTCCGAGATTGGTGCCTCCACATAAACATTCTCCGTCTTCTGCACATGGGCACTTGGCTTGTTCACCGGCTTCGTGTTTGCTTGCGCTTGATGATTTCCATTCAGCACAACCAACTCCTCCTCCGACCATAGCACCTCCCTGTACACTGGGGTTAACATAGTTAATGGTTTGACTTGTACCGAGTGCGTCTGTGTGTTCAACAAAACGTTTTACAAAATAGCTATTGTCTCTCGCTATTTTTTTATTATAGTCATTATCATATGGCATTATTATACTATATTAGAAAATAATTATCTGTTGTATATTATAATGATTTGTGAATATTGTAGTAAGCCTTTTACTGTGGACGATAGTCCTAACTATTACCTTTTAAAAATAGGAGAAGAAAGAAAAAATATTAGTGTTTGTAGAACATGTTATGGAGATGTCTTATCTTTACCAGAACATGTGACAAGTGTTAAGCTGTATAAGATAACGTCATACTCGTACCCAAAAGAGGCCTCTGTAACAACCGTTACGTATAACAGAGGCCTACCGGCACACCTTAGGAAAGCCGTTTCAACTCTTGACCTTGTTGTAACGGATAGTAAAGTTAAAAAGAGAAGAGTGTAAAAAGGGGGAAAAGTGGATTATTTTGCCTTTTCCAGAAAGTTTCTCTAGAACCGTCTAGGAAAACTTTTCTAATTTTGACGTTTTTTACACTTTTACACTTTTTTACACTCCTCTTCTATTTGCTTCTATTTTCCTCTTCTCTTCTCTTCTTTTCTTCCTTTTTACTTCCTTCTCTTCCTTCTCTCTCTACTCTGTACTCTACTCTCTCTCTCTAAAAAAAATAATAATAATAATAATAATAATAACAATAATAAGGGACTATAAGAACAAGTTTCAAATCTTTATCTATTAGAGAAGGGTATAGTAAGAGAAAAAACAAAAGGTGTGACATAACCATCATAAAAAGTGAGAAGAAAAAAGGAAGCAAAAGAAAAACCATCGAACGACACATCAGAAACTTGGGTAAAATTTCCAGTTAAAAAGTATACACAATTTTTGCCAAATTATATCATATTCTATAAGTTTACGAACATCCTTCGGAAATCCTAACCACTCTCCTACAGATGACATGTTTCCTAGTTGTGATAGCTTCTTTATAATGTAAGGATTAGATAACATAGTTTTTCTCTTCTTTGGTTTGACCTTATCCCAGTTACCTTGTATCTTTAAGAACGATGATACCATATAACTTTCTTGTTGTGGTGACAACTTGGGTATTTCTTTTTTTGGAAAAAGTAAAGAAAAAATATAAACAGAATCTGGATAGAATTTTGAATAGCCTAATTTTTTTAAAACCTTTCGAAGTGTTGTGATGGTCCATACACATAGGTTCTTGAGGATTTCCTTTTCTAGCTTAGGCAACAGTTCTTTTGGTAGCTCAGTCATAATTTTACCTTGTAATTTTTGTAATAGTTCAGAAAAGTATGTTAGTCTCTTATATGGCGTATTGGTCTTACGGTAATCAGTAACAAACACTTCCAGACTCTCAACAACATGTCCGCATTCTGGACAGATAGTATTATGGTCTACGTGTATTCTTTCGACGCTACAGTCGACACATGTTGTCGTCTTGGTCTTGCTTGTATATTCTTGTAAGGTTACACTTGTAAAAACAAGATTGTAGTAATAATCATAGTCCATTATAATATTATACCAACAAATCCTTATAAAGAAATTTTTTCTTAGATAGTATTAATGACTCTGACCGAACAGATTACAAAAGAACTCGAAGAAAAAAAGAAAATCACAACAGGTAGTATTACAGTATACGTTAGGAACCTCAAGAAGCTGGCTGGTACAGACCTTGTAGATTTTAAGTTCCTAGAAGACATACCATCTATCGTCGACAAACTTAAGGACTACAAAGATACTACAAGACGTAATTATCTTATTAGTATTGTAAGTATTCTGTCTGTGTTTCCTGACCAAAAAGAATTGCACGATAAATATTATGACCTTATGATGTCAAGCAAGAAGGTAGTTGATACAGAGAATGCTAAAGGTGAAATGTCCAAGACACAAGAAGAGAATTGGATTTCTTGGGACCAAGTTAAGGAAGAATATAAAAAGTTAGAGGATAAGATTCTATCTTTTTACAAAAAAAAGAATATTTCCGATGAAGAATATACAGAAATCTTAGGATATGCGCTGTTGTCGTTGTATGTCCTTCAAGAACCAAGACGTAACAAAGACTTCACTATGATGCGTGTCGTAGACACCTTTATTCCAGAATATGATTCTGATTACAATTACTTAGACCTTTCTAAAAAAAAGTTTATTTTTAACCAATACAAAACAAGTAAGAAATATGGCAGACAAGACCTTAAAATCTCACCTGCACTATTTACAGCTTTAAAAAAATATCTCAAATTCCGAACAAGTAAACTCGAACTGGACGATACCAATTGTAAATCTTTCCTTATCCGTTCCGATGGTAAACCATTAGACAAGTCTGGAGACATTACAAAACTTTTAAACAAAATATTTGGTAAAGCAATTGGTTCTAGTATGCTTAGACATATTAGTATTACCGATAAGGTTGGTGGTATCCACAACCAATTAGAAGAGACGGCAGTGGCAATGGCCCATTCTGTATCAGAACAGAAAAAGTACATCAAGAAACCCCGAGGTAAAATTTCAGTAGAGTTCTAAAACGCACGCTATACCCGAGACGCGCGCTACGCTTACTCCTCGTCCCTTTGGGCTTGCTATTTAGCCCTTCGGGTATAGTTCTGAAACGACCTTAAGATTTCTTCTCTTATTTACACAACGATTATACAGACTTCCATCACACGTCATCTCGTCTATTACTTGGTACTCTATAAGTTCCAACAGTTCCTTCGAACTCACATCGACTTCTTCCAGCAAAACAATTTTATAATTTCCTGCCCGGATAACAATACTCGAAGTCAGCATACGTCTCCTTGCCTTTCTCTTATGTTGCCATAACCTTTTTGAAAGAGGTTTGGTTGTACTACCAACATAAAAAAATGGTGTATTTTCTGAAATAATCATGTATATTTTTCCAATCATTCTAACAATGACTGGGAAAACATTCTTACACTTCCGTTCTCAGTGGACTAGGTGGTTGTTCTTCTCTTGTATTTCTATGGATAGCACAGCATCCCCAAAACAAACTGACATTATCACACTTACTCATTAGTGAGTATTTTACTATAAGCGCTACCGTCGCCGCACCAGCGGTGACAATTAGAGAAATTATTCCTGCATCTAACATTAGTCTAGTCTAGAAAATTATACTTGAAGACAAAGTTTTAACTCTCCAAGAGTCTGTAGATTATATTGTAATACAAGAGGATATCCGTTCTTTACAAAAATAATAGTATCGTCAGACAGACCAGAACACTTTGAAAAAAGTAAAAAGAATTTTAAGTCATATTTTCCAGAGACAGAATTAGCAGCGTCTTCACTCGTGGTTATGTCTAGTTCTCTACCAGCAGACAATTCAAACTGTACGGTACCAGCATCAGTGTCTCCTGAAAATACAAGATTATTCGACGTGGTTGTCATCATAACTCTATCACAATTATTATACAGACTTTTACACCAAGCATTAAAGATGGTAGAGTCTATACAGATTTTATAGTCAAAAAATATAGGTTGTATTTTTTCTTGAGAAATAGGTAATTGTAAAGATTTTAGTTTGAAAGTTTTTAGACTTCTTGGATACTTAAAACAGATGGTTATATCATCTCCGATATACACCTCTACGATATCACTAGAACAACAACTCTTCAGACACTTAGATAATGCGACCAAGTCTACGCCAATAATAAGTGGTTCTGTAAAAGTAAAAGAGTCAAAATTCTCCTTGTCAAACCTTGCGGCTACAAGAATCTTTCCTGTTTTAGATAGTTCTCGTATGACGATACCATCAGAAGGATTGATAATAAGATTGGCGTCTTGTACCAGAGTTGAAATAGACTCAATGGCATTTTTAAAGGCGATTACTTGGCTAGTTTTGAACATTACTATCTATGAGACTATTTCTTTAAAGCAGCTTTTTTTGCCATTAAGCGCTCATACATTGCATTAACATTAGCCCTAGCGTCTTTTCTTTTCTCTTCTTCTTCTTCTTTCTTCTTGTCCACTTCAGCGATTGCGGCTACAAGTAATTCGTCTTCTGCTTTCTTAGCGGCTCTTTTCTCGACAGCAGTTGGTTTCTTCTTCTTCTTCACTTCTGTAGGAGTTAGAAAATAATCATATAGCCCTTCTTTAACCGCCTTATCGGGAAATGATTTCCTTGAAATGTAGCCCATAAGTGTTACTGTTTTAACAGAACCCAGTTCCTTATTTTGTAAAAATCTATTATATGCATTTGATTGTTCTTGTTGACTACCCATTGTACCAAACATTCTTGCAAGACGCTCCGCTTGTGTTTCTGGTTCATCTTTAGACTCTCGTTCAATCTCCGGTTCCTTGGAATCGTCAACAAGTGTGCGTTGTGCTTGTTCAAGTTGACGCGCGTCTTCTGCTTCTTGTTGTAATCGCGCGCGTTGTGCTTGTTCCGATGCTTTGGCCACTCGTTCTGTTCGGTGTGCAACAGCTGCTTCGGATGCTTTGTGTTTAGGATTGTCCACTTCTAGTGTGTCATCAAATTTGTATACCTTTTTAACTCTTCCCTTATCATCTGTAACCGTATAATATGTAGCATCTTCTAATTTTGGGTTTTTAACATAAGAATAAGTAGGAATATGCGAATAATATTTTTCGGATTTGGTCATACGTTTTGGTGGTTCATTTGGCCATAATAAAATAGACACAACTTTTTTACCCGGAAATCTTTCTTTTATTTCTTCAAAAGCTTTTATTTTATTCGCTTCGAAACTGTTATTTTTTCCTCTACTTTTACCCTTTACTTCTGCCACGTATATTTTTCCACCGTGTTCTATAACATCATAGTCAAGTGGGTCGTAAATGCGACCCGGTCCAAGAAGTCTTAAAACGTTTGGTGCTTTTAAAACAGCATTGCGTGTAATAGGTATTCCGGAATCTTCAGATATAAGTTCGGCAATGGGACCCGCTGCTTCGTTTTCCACATATTGGGCATAATCTTTTGGTACCACTATTGTATCAGAATATGATGCCGACCGTAGTGCTTGTTCTGCCATTGTTGTTCTAGATGTTGCATACTTAGTCTTTCTATAGTCCAATGCTTGTCTAATATCCTTTAGTGTTTCAACATTTTTACCGATTGGATGTGTTAAGCTTCCAATCACACCCTTTAACGCGTTTATCTTATCCAGAACCACGTTGGCAACAAGAACAGCGTTCAGTGCACTGTTTTCTACACCCATATATTCTGATGTTGTTTCTAACTCTTCTTCTTCTTCTTTCTCTAAGAGGTCTTCTAACTCTACTTGTTCGCTTGTAGTTAGTACGTCTCCGACAGCTTGTTTACCCCGTAGTTCGTTTAACCTAACTTGTTCTGGACCGGTAATACCAGAACCTTCCATATGAGGAAAGCCTCGTTCCAAAAGTTCGAAAGCTTTTCTAAGATAACCATCTAATCCTAGATGACTAATACCCAACGACTGTTGTGGGTCCACGCTCTTTAAAGAATTGGTCGCTTTTTGTTTTCCTACGTCGTCCATCATCCCGAGAAGCTCAAGTAAACTTTTGCTTTCAAGGTTCCTTTTAAGCTCGTCTGTTTCTTTAGACCCACCTATCTTTTTTGGTCTTACCCCGAGAACTTTCGTACCGAAAGATTCCGGGGCCGCGCCCAAGGAAAGCGAAGCTTTCTCTTGGTTAGGTTTTAAAAAATATAATCTTGGCATATTACAATACTACCATAAAATTTTTATTGCTAAAATATACGGAGAATCTTTTTCATATAATTTTGACTTGTTAAATCTTTGATGATATGACAGTCTTTGTTTATCGGCATATTTTTTTTCAAACTTAGGAGATAGTGAGTATATCAGATAGTCACCATATCCAACCTTTCCAAACTTTCTTATCCCATGCTTACCGTCGTACACAAGTTTATGTTTGTTATCTTCTGCTAGAAACAGTCTATCTCCGTCATACCCTTCTCTATTTGCAGCTGCTCTTGCAGCAGTCATATAAGTTTGTTCTGATATTCCAAGGTCTGATAATTGGTCATGAAACTTGTCAAACTTGCTACCACCTTGAAACGTTTCTTGACACTCGTTAAGTTCGATAGCACGACGCTGTTTCTCGGCTGTTGTTTTAGTAAGTGGTTCTTTGGAAAAACAACGGTCTGGGTCAGCGACCAGACAAACCTTGTAACCGTTTTTATATTTGCGGATTGTATATGGCATTATTATAATTGAGAAAAACATAAATCACAGCTATCTCCGTCGTCATCTCTTGGTCCGGTTGGAAGCGTCCATTCGGCTTCCTGAGACGAGTCAGCTCGTGGTGTGTCTATGATGGTTAACGTTGACATATCATCTGTAATGTCAAGTGTAATGTCTCCTTTTAGTCCAAGTGCTATAAGATGTTCATCGTCGGTTAGCATGCGCTTAAGTAGTGCAGAACCATGGGGTAAAATCTTAAATCTTTTATAAGCTTTAGCAAAATCACAAGTAAACGAATATATTTCTTGTGGGTCTTGACCAATTCGTTCAACCGTATATACAACCATATACACTTCTGTAAGGTCTTTAACATCTGGTGTGTTATCTCCATAATCTTTAACAAGAAAAGGCGTTACTTCTAATTGCATGTAGTCCATTACTATACTATAGAAATAATTCTTTATAGAGATTTACCAAATACAAGAGAAAGATTCTTATCGATAACTTGTGTCCTAAAACTTTTGGGGTCAAATTTTTGTTTTGAAATATTTCTAAAACGGTAACTATTTTTTGTTTCTCTGAAATATTTCTTTTTATCTCCTATATATTTTTTAGCAATATTAGATGCGTGTTCAAACGGTACATCTTTTTTTATAATGACAGCGTGTAGCGGCATACCATATCCTTCTTTTGTAACCTGGTCATTCCAGTCTGGTTCTGTTGGTTCTTCTCCTTCGTATCCTTCCAACACATCTGGTCTCATAAATGGTCCTGCTTCTATGATGGCTGCTCTTCTTGCATCAGACGACGTATCCTTATCTGCACCGGTTGCTTCTAGTGTTGCATCTATAAGACTATTGACTTTATCACCAACTTTTGGAATATAAGAAATACCAAGTTGCATAGCAGCTGGAATAAGGTTAAGATAATCTTGTTCTTGTTGTTGCTTTAATGCGTCGGTATATTGGCTTTCCATTGCCGAATAATAAGAGACTCCTCTTTTTGTATCTGGACCACTTAGGTTCCTTTCTGTTTGTGCACGGCTTCTTAGTTCTGCATCTTGTATGTCGTCTATCCTTCCTGCTTTGTATGAGGCTATATCTTTCTTAAGTTGTGCTCGTTTTTCTTTGTACGCATCACTTAGTTGTTTCTTCCTAGCATCTCTTGTTGCACGTTTTTCTTCTAACGTTTTACGATAGATTTCTGTATTGGTAGCAATCTGTTCCTCAACTCTTTTGTCTTCAACTTCTTTTGCTTTACGTTGTCGTTCTTCTGCTTGATAATCTCTTATGGTTTTTGGACCAGTTCTTCTTGCTTTTTCTTCTGCTTGTTGTCTAGCAAATAATGCATCACTTGCTTCTTTATCTTTGCGTTGTTGTTCAACAATTCTTGGGTTTACCCATGTAACACCCCTTGACTTGTTTGCATCTGCAACAGCCACAGCAGCATTACGATTAGCAGCGCGTTCTGCAGGAGTGATATATCGTTGTACTCCGATACCTCCTACGAATTCCTTTTTAACTTTCTCAATACTCTCGTCTTGCATCTGTTGAATTCTATCTAGATTAGCTCGTACTCTTGCCTCTTCCTTTCTGGTCATATCATCTAGTATTTTTTGTGCAAATACTCCAGCAGGTTTACCGGTCTGAACGACGTTTTCTACAGGAGGTCTGACTCTTGAGAAGTCTCTTGTTCTACCCTTCCCTCTAAGGTTTGCAACAGTAGCACCAAGGTCTGTTACTTTTCTAGCAAAACCAGGTAACCATTTTGGAAGGTCTTTGTTGAACTCGTTAAGGTCTTGGAACAAGAATGCTTTCTCGACAGGTCCGTATAATTCTTGTCCATGTAACAAGTATCCTATGAACCACTGACAATTGTTAGTAAACGCGTCATATTCGAAAAACTTCTGGTCTCCTTGTTGAGTTCTAGCTGTGTCAACCATCTCCTCAAGAGTAAAGTCTTTTTCAAAAGGAACAATTTGAAATTCTTTGTCTCCTGTTTGAAAATGTTCTGTCGATACAGACATATCTACTGTCTCATTCTTTTCCAATACTATTTTGGTAGTACCACGTCCTACTTTAACATATACAGCTAATTGTAAGTGAAATAGTTTATCATACCCGTATTTCTTCTTTGCTTTTTGAAATGCTCCAAAAGTTATACCGTTAATTATTGTATCAAGTACTCCCATAATTGGTTGTCTAATGATGACAAGCTTAACCACTTTTCCTTTACCATACTTTCCTAGGATGGTCTTGCTTTGGTTTGTAAAACCAGACACATTTGGTTTGAGACGGTTAACAAAAGATTTTACTTTTTCTGATACACTTTTGAAGAACGACCCAATGCCTTCTCCTACTAGTTTTGGTTCACTACCACTCTTGATTGCAGCGAACCAGGATACTGGGTCGTACACATAGGATGCGTTAAGAGAAGCGGGTGGGTCGAGATAGAGAAGTCCTCCTGATAATTTTGGATTTTTTTTAGCAAAACTTTCAAAGTCTTTTTCTTTACTTTTTTTAATTGTTAAAAATAATTTTGGAAGGTCTGAATCTTTTTTCTTAAAACCAAGATGAGTATAGAAGGATATAGCTTCTACAGTCTCTATGCTTTCTAATGAGATATATTTTGGTTTACCAACTACTTGACTAAGTCCTTCGTGCATACTACGAACCATATCTCCGGTTCCGCCTGTTCCACAAATAACATCAACAAACAGAGACGTGTCTTTGATGATACAGAAAGCAAACCCTTTTATTATAACATTATTTCCGTCTTTGTATACGTTGTAAAAATCGACATCCGAGTAACCAGGGTTACCAGTAGACCGTATATATTTTTCAGATATTTTATTTCCACAAAGAACATTCTTCAGAAGATTGGAGTAAAAAATAATAAGTTGTTGAAATAAAGTTGTAACTGGTTCTGCTTTGTTACCGTGTTCTACGACAAACACAGACAGACCTGCTTCTTTTTTGTTCTTTGAAATTTCTGAAAATAGTTTCTGTAGTTTTGCCCTACTATCGGCTACAGTAAGGTTGTCAAAACCAAGGCTTGGTTTCTTTTGCTTTTTTAAAAACGGGTCTATTTTTAACTCGTGTAATTTCTTATTATGGTCTTCTAAAAATAATTTGACAGCAGTAGTCCGCCCACCTCCAGACAATACAATATTACCATCTGGTTTGACTTCCAATTCGTCAATACTAGAAACATTATAAAAGTTCAATAACTTTTTCTTAGTTTTTATCGGAAGATTTGTAAGTTTAAAATCATCAGTCATTAATCTAACTAAGAAAAAGTTTCTAAGTTATAGTAATGCTATTTGTATTAGTTTTATTATCGTGTTATGTTATGTGCTCACACACATATTATATGGTTACGCGCGCCGTGAAAGAAGATACAGATGAATTAAGAAAAACCATCCGAACCAATTTCTTTAAGAGTCAAAAAAAGTTATAAGGAATATTCGCCTTACAATATAATGAGACAACAAATATCACTTTACTTTCAACGACCAGATACAGAAGAACATTCTGATATTATGTTGTTTACTGCACAGCATATGCTGCTTCACAAACTACTCACAAGACCTGTTATAGATTTTTTAAGAAAAGAAATAAGGGTAACACAATCCAACAAACACTTCTTTCAAGGACCAAAAGATACAGACGAGGTTGGTGTATTCTTACAAACTCTTAGAGATTTACTTCCAGTTGACATCTACTTCTCTCTTAGAAAAGACGGGCCTCTTTGGATTGTAGAACATACAGATGCAGATAAGCATATGCACGACCACTATGCTGCTATTGGTTCTATCACGTCTTCCGAATAAAGTTAGACACTATTTCATCATAGGTCTTATCACCATCGTCTTTCTGTCGTTTCATCCAGTTATAATATTTGTCTAAGTTACTTCCTTCTAACATTTTCTTTACTCTAAGAGTACAGTGACGACCACATGTGTTGATGTCACTATCTTCTTCTTGATATTTTATAGGATTGTAAACAACTTTTCCTTTGTGGGACTCCAGTAATCTGGTTAGGTCTTTTTTACTCTGTCCTAGTTCGGCATTCTTATTCTTATCGTTCCACTTTAGCCACGAGTCTGGCTTACCACCATAGCTGTCAAAACTTTCTACAACATCTCCATACTTCAATAGTCCTAGCCAGTGTCCCCTGTTTGGGGATTCCTCTAGCAAAAGAAAACTATAGTCCTTATCTTTTGGCAATAGTTGGTCTATATGACCATAGCCTCGAAGGTCAGAGTACTTAATAATTTTGGCTTTGGGAAAGTAGAATTTTATATCATCGTCTCCCATCGGTGTTTCTTCAACGTGTTCAATCATGTTCTTATACTAGAAAAGAAAATCTTATAAAGATTTTCTTTACTGGTATAGTAATGGCTAAAATAATTATTTTTGGATTATATAATGTTCTTGTATTAGTTCACGCAATTACAATGACTCGTCATCGGTGTCAAAAGATACGTTCCTAAGCTCAAATCCTTTGTAGCAGACAACGCCGCCGCTTGTGTACGTTTTGCCACATTTTTCTGTTAGTTTTGTAAAGAAATCTTTCTTGGACAAAGAAGTAGAAGCATTCTCTTCACACCATTTAGAATAATCTTTATAACCGTCTGGGCGAGACAGCCTTTTAAGAGGGCTCTCGTCAACACGTTCTGTGAACCAAGTCTCTACAGTATTCTGTTCTTTGATGTAGTCGTTTTGTTGTCTGGCTATTGCTTCGGGAATATTTTGGAATAGTTTGTCATTATACCAAGCATTGGCACCATGTAAACAAAAAGTAAAAAATTCGTTAAGATGATTCTTGATAAGAATCTTTTCAAGGTCGTCTATAATAGGATATTGGTTGATACCACTTGGTGTTGCGCTGAACCTGGCATCAAATGGAAGAAACTTGATTCTTCTAACAGTACCGTGGTCGCTACCATTGAATTCGGGTTTGTGATTGGTACACACAATAAGTTTGAGGAATAGTTTAAAGCCAATCTCGTCTTTGTACAGACCTCTTGCTTTTATCTCATCTCCTCCAGAAATCATCTTAAGCATGCTCTCGTTAAGTGCGTCTTGAGAGTTGGTCTCAGAGAAGGTACCGAGTCTAAGGTCTTTGAGACTGACTACTTCTGTTCCATTACATCCCTTTTTACCGGCGTCAATCAACACACTTTTTGTGACAGGCGAACATGCTTTTCCTAAAACTGCTTTCAGCAAGTTTAGAATAAGACTCTTACCATTACTACCTTTCCCATACCAGATAAAATAGCTCTGGGCTTCTATGCTACCCGTCATACAATAACCCATTGTTTTTTGAAAGTAATCGATGTTGTCTTGGTTGTCACACATGATACTGTTTATTGTTTTAGTAAAAAAATCTGAGAATTGTGTTACTGGTTTGACAGGACACTCCCAAGAAAAATAATCATCTATTCTTCTTTCTCTGGTCTCATTTGTTTGTAGGTTGATAACAAGACCGCCTTCGATTGGTAACCAGTCTGGACGAACTCTGTCAATCTTCTCAAAGAAGGAAACATCTGATATAGTATTTTTAAGATTTTTTAGTACAGAGTCAATATAAGTAAAGCGTAATACTTTGTCTACTGCCTTTGAAAGTTCGATGATTTTGTCTGTATCAACAGAGGTGTCTCTTCTAATAATCTCATATTGCATTCTAACCCATCGTTCAATTCGTGCATTTAAGATATCACTTTCTAGTTCTTCCCAAATACGCGCATGGCAGTCATAGGCATAGAAGTACTTTTTACAGTAGGTATAATGTGGTACGATTCCTGTAGAGGTATACGTCGTATTATACTTTATAAACAGTTCTCCCAGCACTGCTTCTGTCTTACACGCGGTTAATAACATTTGTGTGGTTATTACATCACTATCTTGAAAGTTTTCAAAGTTCATTATAGTATAAGGCGAGAAATCTTTATAACACTTTTTTTTTACTTAAAAGAAGGGCCGGTCGGATTTGTAGGCAGAGTTTTTTCATTTGCCCAAAATACATCGGGCTCTTCAGGAGAGTATAAAAGTGGAGTATTTCGCATTTTTCAAAAAGTATTCCTAGAATTTTATAGGAAAACTTTTTGAAATTCTCTGTTTTTTACACTTTTACTCTTTCTTTGTTTGTCTTCTCTCTCTCTACTGTCTTCTCTCTCTCTCTAATAAAAAATAATAATAATAATAATAATAATAACAATAATAAGGGACTATAAGATAGTTTAAGGTAGTCGTTCGTAACGCAAGCGTTACTCTCGAATCATACGTGCTTCGCACAAAGCGGACTCGACTCGCAAAGCCCGCTTCGCTAAGCCTGTACCGCTCGACACATTCGCACCCGCTCGCTGCGCTTACTCTGCGAACTCTTCGGTCGCCCGTCCCAGCCCTTCGGGTTCTCTCGCGAGAATTATTTTTATACAAATAAAATAAGTTATACCATAATATACCTGCGGTATATTATACTTCTAAACTTTCTATAATCTTTTTTAGAGTAAAATCAGTAAAAATCCTGAGTATACCACGGGAGTTCTGACTACTCCATCTATAAACTATAATTGTTATTACTTATAATTCTTTTTAACTATTGTTATTACTACTATTTCTTTTTAACTATTTTTAACTATTTCTACTTTTTTTACTATTCTATTTCTATATAGTATATACTATATCTCTTTCTTTTTTTTTATTTTTTTTATTTTCTATAGAATAAAAAGAATATATATATATTCAATCTAGAGTAAAAATAAAATAGAAAAGTCATACCGGTTAAAAAAATAAGTCAGAAAAAAATAGTAAAAAAAAGGTCAAAATAGAAAAAGGGGATTTTAAAAGAAAAGTTTTGCAAAAAAGCAAAAAGGAGTTTTGGGGTTTCAGATTGTTATTACAACTACCTGGAGCCACAAGGAATTGGTTTCATTGGTTTAGCATCTACTCTCATAGAAGAGCAAAAGTACTGACATAGTATAAGTATTGTTAGTTAAAGTGAAAATAAAAAAAGTAACGCGGATTGTTTTACTTATTTAGAAGCATTTAGAAGAACATGTCCATAACACCTTTCATGTTGTCCATAAACACACGGGCTTCTTCTTTCAGTTTAGTCATTTGTAATCTGAAACCATTTCTCATAATTGACATCTTAGACTCGTGTTCTGTTACAAGACTCGCAATTTTGGCTTCGTACTCTCTGGCATTAGCGCGTTCTCTTTGTTTGCCATCTTCTATTTCTTGTTGAAGAGATTCTAATTGGTTAGTAAATAGTTGTGTTGTTGTATCATAATCTCTGATAGCAATTCTTTTTGTTTCTTCAACCTCTTGTCTAAGACTAACAACATCATCTTCTTGTTGTACTTCAAATTTTTTATGGACAATTTCAAACACAAGTCTTATTTGTTCCATATGGTATTTTGCTAGTTTAAGATGTTCTCTGTGTTTACCGTCAACATATTTGAATTTGATTGTCATATTTTTAATACACCTTTCGGCATCAACTAACATCTTCTCTGGGATACTTGCAAATTGTGTAAGTTCTACGTTATCAACACCATACTTTCTTGCATGTTCACCGAAACGTCTTCCGATATCTTCGCTTCTTCCAAACTTGTATACAGAATATTTAGAGTCAATCACTTTTACTTTGAACAGATAAACTCCTGCTATTTTGTGTACGCAAATGTGAGAGAACGATTTAAACATCACATAATCGGGGCATGTGATTTCTTCTGCTAATTCTTCTCTTGCTTCTTCTGTTCCAAATTGGACAGTGAATAAGGTCTTCATCATCCATTCAACATAATGCTGGGTTTCTGGATTATGTGAGCGCATAAGCCATCTTGTAAGTCCCATATAAGTAAAGAAGATGCTATCTCTTCCTACCGAGGAATTTCCTCGGTTACTTATTCTAATATAATCTTTTCCTTCGGTATAGCTTGACTTAATACCTGTCATATCGTGTGATAAGCTTGGAATTCCAAACACACGTCCAATGTCAATTGCTTTGAAATAGCATCCATTCCATGTTCGTTCTCCTCTCACTTCAACACTACATACTTCATTCTTGGAGTTTCTGAACATTTCAGAATCTTCAAGAGTAATAATAGGGTAGCTTACGGAAACAGTAGTCATTCTTTGGGTATACTATAATAGATAACCAGTCTTTATATACCTTTTTTGTGTTTTTAGGGTCTTAAAGAGTACCCGCCAAACCAGACAAACTCTGTATATTTTAACAATATTTTAACTATATTTATCATTTTAACTAATTTTCAAATTATAGATTATACAACTTCTTATCTTTTGTAAAAGAACGTTATTCAAATAATAGCCATCTTTTATATGTCGGTCTTATTCTATAGTACATGCCAACACAGACTTAACTCTGTATAAGTACTCGCCAAACCAGACAAACTCTGCAAAGGGTCAGCAAACTGCAAAGGGTCAGCAAACTGCAAAGGGTCAGCAAACTGCAAAGAACTTTCTTTTACATTTTATAGTTTTAAGGTAATCATTCGTAGCTGCGCTACTCTTGAACTATTAGTGCTGACGCACACTACGAGAGTCTATAGAAGATTCCTTCTATATTTTCTAATTCTTTTTTTAAAGTATTCTGAGTAAAAATCCTGAGTATAACACAGGAGTTCTGTATACCCCATCTGTAAACTGTTAAACTATCTGTTCTGTGTAACCACTTTTAGAAGTTATACACATCGGACTTCAAATCTGATTTTTGTTATCTTTTTCTATTTTTATAATCTATAATAATAGAACTACTACTATTTCTTTTTCTTTTTTTTCTTTTTCTATTCCTATAATCTATATAGTATATACTATCTATATCTTTATCTTTTTTTTTATTTTTTTTATTTTCTATAGAATAAAAAGAATATATAAGTATTCAATCTAGAGTAAAAATAAAATAGAAAAGTCATACCGGTTAGAAAAAAAGGTCAGAAAAAAATAGTAAAAAAAAGTCAAAAATAGAAAAAGGGATTTTAAAAATAAAGTTTTGTAAAAAAGGCAAAAATGACTTTTAGGAGTTTATAAGTAAAAGCATACAACAAAGGCTTACCACACCAATCAA